GTCTCGCTGTCGACGATGGCGTAGACCGGTCGCGGCGGATTCAGCCGCGGCAGGCGCGACGCGATCGCCGACAGGATGTTCAGGCCCGTGACGGTGGCCGGCATCTCACGCCTCGGCGATGAAGTTGAGCTTCACGAGCGCGAGCAGCACCTCGCCGAGGGTCTTCATCTCGCGGATGTCGGTCTTCATGAGTGCACGATTTACGCCGGGGTGCTGCGGGTCCGGCGAGATGCGCACGTAATCGAGCAGTTCGCTCAGCAGCGCGTGCACAGCCGTAGCGTCTGAGCCCTGCAGCGTCTTCATGATGAGGTCGATGGGCGCCTTGTCTTGCTCATCGGCCTCGCGCCACTCGTCGAGCAGGGCCTGGAACGATTCGACGCGCAGCGCCGAGTTGAAGCGCAGGACGTAGCCCGCCTTCGTCATGGGATCGATCTCCAGCACCGTGAACTGCTTGCCGGCGTCGCGACCGGTCGATGCAATGAAGCTGGAGGTGAGGGTGTCTTCGATTTGGCTCATGGCGGGTCTTTCTGCGATTCGTGCCAGTTGCGGATGGCGCGTACGTTGTTGATCTCCTGCAGGTTGAACGCATCCTCGGTGCTGAGGACGGTCTCCAGCTCGTGGTAGGTGGCCAGTTTCGATTCTAGTACGGCGGCCAGCATCGGCGAACAGAACGTGACGCGCACGTCGGGTGCGCCGTGCAGCAGCTGCTCGGCGGTCATGGCGACGGGGATGTCGAGGGGCGTGCGCTCGAGGATGAAGCCGGCGTGCAGATAGAGCGCCTGCTGCTGGATCTTCTCGATGTTGTGCCAGTCCCGGATGAAGCCGCGCGACTCGGCCAGGTCGACAGGCGCGCCGTCGGCGGTATGCGCATCGACGAAGGCGTTCAAGAGGCGCAGACCGGCGTCGCCCCGGGCGCGCACCTGTTGCAGGTGCTTCAGCGCCAGCGCGATGACGCCGCCGTCTTCGGGCTCGCCAATGGCGCGCAACGCAGCGCGTGCGGCACGGTCGGCGCGCAGTGCCGGCAGCTCGGTCAACCGCAGTGCCTTGCCGGCGTCGCGGCCCGTCAACTTGAACGTGTAGGTCTTGAGCATGGACGAAATAAAGGGCGCATCAGCCACCGGCCGATGCGCCCTAACCCCACCGTGTGGCTGTGGATCGCAAAGAAAGCCGCGTCAGTGTAGCGCATCGCCGGCACGCGGTACAGATTCGGTGCGCACGCGCGTACGGGCGTCGCGCCGGCGCAAATCCAGCGTCAGCGCGGCGCCGCGGCGCAGCACGTCGACAGCGGTCGGCTTGACGCGATACTTCTTCGCTGTCGCGGCGCGGCCGAGCACGGGCAGGTCGGCTAGCAGCTGCTGGCGCTCCTGCTGCGATAGGCCGAATAGCCCGCGCGTGGACGTGGGCGGTGGTGCCGCCTGTACCTGCAGGCGAATCCACGAACCGCCGCCCAGGGCGTGCAGCTTGGCCAGCTCTTCCTCGGTGAGATCGACGAACACGTAGCTCATGATTCGCCACCATCCCCGGACGTTCGGCCCGGTGTAGCGATCACGCTGGTGTACGTGCCGCTTGCGGACAGCGGCGTGATGAGCAAGCTGAGGCCGCGGCCGCGGATGGCATTCAGATCGCGCAAGTGCGACGCGTAGCGACGCCGCGCGATGCCCATGTCGAGCTGCTTCTGTTGCCACTCGGAGGGCCGCCACGTGCCAAGCGGTTGCGGCGGCCCTTCGCGCCAGAGGTCATCGGGGTCCGCGATCTTGGCCAGTTGCTCGATGTACTCGGGGGTCATGATGCTGCCTTTCGTTGCAGTGCGAGGTGCGTCCGGCCGCGGCGGGCCGCGGCGTAGACCGACACCAGCTTGAGGCCGTACTTCTCGGCCAGCACGTTGCCGCCGCGGTACAGGTTGCGCGCGATTTCCACGTCACGGTCGTAGGTGACGCGGCGCGTCGTGCGGCGTGCGAACTGCTTCGCGTGCGGCGCCTGGCTCGCCGTGTCCGCGTGCATCTCGATGGTGGTGAAGCGGTGGCCGTTGCTGCACTCGCGCCGGCGGCGCACCACGTCGTAGGGACCTTCGCGGCTCTCCAGCACGCGCAAGTTCTCGCTGTTGCAGTAGCGGCACTTCACGGCGCTGCGCTCCCGGTGGCCTTGGCGGTATCGATCGGGTTCCAGCGACGGTCCTCACGCACGCATTCGTAGACTGCACGCTCGGCGCTGATGCGAATCCACATGCGGGCGTTCGCGTCAATACCGCGTCGGCCGCTCACCGGATTGACAGGACCGAAGCTGAACGGACGAGTAGTGCGCCCCGGCGCGTGCTGCGCACTCACGATTTGCACTCCAAAATTGCGCGCAAAGACCAGATCGCCAAACCGAACATGCCCGCCACAGCAACGAAGACGGTCGGAAAGGTCCACCAGCCGCCCGGGAGTTCGGCGAGTGCGAACGAAGCGCCGTAAAGCCAAACGATGAGAAGTCCGATACGGGTCGCAAGTTTCCGACGGCGGTACGCAAGCTGCGGTTTTGTAAGCATTCAAATCTCCAGTTGTCGAATCGATGACTAGATTCTAACCGGGATGTTTCGCAAATGTCAATAACCTAGTTGCCAGGAGGGTCACCGTACAGCAGGACGTAGCGCGTGCCGAAGCCGGTGAACACGGGGTCGGTGATGCCTTGCAGGTCGGCGAAGCCGAGGAATTGCGGCAGGCCGCGGTAGCGGTCCGGGTTGATGTCCGTGCGGTCGAGGCACAGGCGACCGCTCGCCACCGGCACGCCGTTGTAGAGCACATCGGCGTAGAGCCCGTAGTCGGTCGTCGTGAGCGTGATGCGCGCGAGTTGGCCGTCCAGGATGCACGACAGCTCCTGGTTGGCGACCTGTTGGCACGGGATGAGCGTGTAGGCCATGACTACGTGAGCTGCACGGTGCCGGTGGCGCCGTTGAAGTCGGCGACGGTCAGGTTGCCCGACAGTGTGCGCTTGTCGCTGCCCACAAAGGTGAAGTCCACCAGCGCCGTGCGGCATTCGGGCACCTTCAGCGCCTCGGTGTTGAAGGCGCTTTGCAGCAGCGCCATGTTCGGGGCCTCGCCCATGATCTGCTCGTAGCGGATGCCCTGGGTCGTGTCGTAGTAGACCTCGCCGCGCCAGGACAGGCACCGCGTGGCCACATCTTGCGCCAGGCGCATGCCCGGCCCGGTCTGGTCGCTCTTCGGCGTGGACGAGCCGACCGTGCGCCAGTTGCCGCGCTCGTCGACGTCGAGGTCCCACAGGGCGAGGTCCAGTGCCAAGGTGTCCATGGGCGCAGTGTAGCGCGAATCGCGGAGGCGGAGTTACCGCGCTTTGGCACGATTCTTGCTAGCATGACAGATGACATAATGACACAAGAATTTAACTTATATATAGAACAGAGAATGTATATTAAATAAGGATTTACTGTATATTTTCGATTCTGGTGCTTTTATGAAAAATGGTGTCTTGTCAGTCATGCTGTCATGAACGAGTAGGCCAAAAGTACTCTTTGCCGGAAATTGAGGTAAATGCCCGGCAACCGGTACACTGTTGCACGTGACCGACTACCGCCTCACGCCGGTCAAGGCGTCCCTCATTGCCGACCTGGTCGAGTTGATAAACATCAACTTGGCGGAGCTGCTGCGCGCCGAGCTCATGCAATGCCCAGAGTGCCACGGCACGGGCGAGATAGGCGGCGACATCGGCGGCCCAGTCAAAGACGGAGAAACCTGCGGCACGTGCCAAGGCGTGGGCTGCATCGAGCGCTACGTCGTGGACATGGAGCAGCTGAAGACCTACCGCTACGGTCGGCTGGTCGAAGGATTTGAGGTCAAGCAGGGCCAACTCGTGCCGAAGATGCGCAGCAAGGACAAGGCGTTCGCGATGCTCGTGAAGCTGCTGGGCTTCGACAAGGCGGTGCTCGAGATCGCCAACGGCACGTCGTTCGCACAGGCACTGTCGCAGGAGCAGCGCGACACCTACGTCGAGCAGCTGAAGGAGCTGGCCGCCATGGGGGCACTGAGTGGTTGACGCCGCGAGGCTGGAGCGTTCCGAGGCGCCGCCCAGTTTGGCGCCGGTGGACCCCGTGCAGTTCCTGGTGGAGGCCGCGCGCACGAACTTCGCCGCCTTCGTGAGCGCGGTGCACCGGCCGCGCTTTCGCCACTCGGGGTTCTCGCTGCGGGTCTGTCGCGCCGTGGACAAGTTCGTTGAGGACGTGCTGGCCGGCAAGCGTCCTGTGCTGCTGTTGACCGCGCCTGCGCAACACGGCAAGAGTTCGCTGATTTCGCGCTGTCTGCCGCCGTATCTTTTTGGCCGGTTGACGGGTGCGCTGCCGGCCGTGCGCATTGCGAGCGCAAGCTACTCGCACGCCCTGGCGCAGCGCAATCGACGGGATGCGCAGAACATCATGCTTGAGCCGATCTTTCGCGAGATATTCCCGCACGTCTCATTGATCGGTTTCAAGGGCATCGATAACGCATCGGACGGCATTCAAGTGCCTGGCGACGGCTGGTTGCGCGGCGTCGGAGTCGGCGGGCCCCTCACCGGGTTCAGTTTGGACATAGGCCTGATCGATGATGTCATAAAAAATTCGCAGGAAGCTTTGTCAGAACTTACACAACAGACGCACCGCGACTGGTACGACTCTGTGTTTTCCACGCGGTTGCAGGCGCGTTCGGGCGTAGTCATCATCGGCACTCCTTGGTCGGCCAACGACCTACTGGCACACGTGCGCAAGACGATGAAGGACGACGCTCGGCTCACGCACTTGTCGTTTCCTGCGCTCAATCTGCCCGACGAAATTGGCTACAACCCCGACCTGCCGGACGGGCCGCTCGTACCGCATCTGCACGACGAAAAGAAGCTGCGCGAGCTCAAGCGGCACATGTCGCTCATGTGGTGGGCGAGCATCTACCAGCAGTCACCACTCGCGGACGTGGGCGCGATCTTCAAGCGCGATTTCGTGCGCTACTACCGGCGCGCCGATCTTGGCGCCGTGCGTTTCGTACAGGAGATCATGAGCGTGGACGCCACGTTCAAGGACGGCAGCGCTTCGGACTTCGTGGCCGCCGGCGTGTGGGGCAAGACGGCCGACAACGACGTGTACCTGCTCAGCGGGCGCCGTGAGCAGTTGGCCTTCATGGCGACCGCCCAGGCCATCGCCGACCTGAAGCGCAAGCACCCGCGTGCAGGGAAAATTTTCATCGAAGAAGCCGCCAACGGCGCCGCGCTGATCGACATGCTGCGCAAGCACTATCCGGGCCTCGTCGGCGTGCCGCCGCTGGGCTCGAAAGAGGCGCGCTGGCACGCCGTGTCCTGGGCCTGGGCGAACGGGCAGGTCTACCTGCCGCACCCGGACGAGGCGCCCTGGATCGTGCCCTGGGTGGCCGAGATCACGACGGTGCCCGACGCGAAGAACGACGACACCGCCGACTGCATGGCTATCGCCTTGCAGCAGCTGCTCCTGCGCACGCCCATCGCGGCGCTTATCACGAACGACATTCTGCGCGCGGCGAGTTAAAATCGCGCGACACTTCCATAAGGCCGCACCATGCCCCGTCGCCGCTCGATCCCCGTCCGCCGCTCGCCTGCCGCATCCGCTGCGTCTGTCGCCGCCAAGGCGGTGCCCGCGCCCGAGGCGCTGCCGGCCGCGTCTGGTGCGGAGCGCGATCGTGCACAGCGCACTGCGGCCATGACATCCGCGGCTGCGCAGGCCGCTGCAGCGGAGACTTCGCCAAGCCTGCGCATCGCCAAGGCGCACGAGGTCGACTCGCGCAACTACACGACGAAGGAGCAGCGCGCGGCGAGCTACGCGATGGACTGGGCGGGCCAGGCGCGCAACGCTCTGTCGTTCGTCGAGAATGCGGGCTGGCCGGGCTTCCCCACGCTGGCGCTGTTGAGCCAGGTCGCCGAGTACCGCTCGATGCACGAGACGCTGGCCGACGAGTGCGTGCGTTGCTGGGGCGTCGTCGCGTCGACAGGCGAGGGCGACGACGACCGCTGCGCACAGATCGAAACCGAGCTCAAGCGGCTGAACATCCGCGCCGCAGTGCGTCAGGTCGTCGTGCACGACCAGGCATTCGGCGGTGGCCATGCCTACATCAAGCTGAAGAACGACGAGGCCGCGCGTGACACGCCGCTGCTGCTCAAGCCCTACTCGGTGCCGAAAGGCTCCTTCATGGGTCTGCGCGTGGTCGAGCCCTACTGGGTCACGCCGAACGACTACAACTCGATCGACCCGACGAAGGACAATTTCTACAAACCTTCGTCCTGGTGGCTGCTCGGCACCGAGACGCATGCGACGCGCCTGTTCACGGTCATCAGCCGACCGGTCGCGGACATGCTCAAGCCGGCCTACTCGTTCCGCGGGATCAGCATGACGCAGCTTGCGATCCCCTACGTGGACAACTGGCTTCGCACGCGTCAGTCGGTGTCGGACACCGTGAAGCAGTTCTCGGTGTCGGGCGTGCTGATGGACTTGGCTCAGTCCCTGCTGCCCGGCGCTGAGACCAGTCTCGCCGCGCGCGCGCAGCTGCTGAACCTGTACCGTGACAATCGCAACCTGTTGCTGTTGGACAAGGCCACCGAGGAATTCTTCCAGACGAACACGCCGCTGTCGGGCCTGGACGCCCTGCAGGCCCAGGCGCAGGAGCAGATGGCGGCCGTCTCGCACACGCCGCTCGTGAAGCTGCTCGGCATCACGCCCTCGGGCCTGAACGCATCGAGTGATGGCGAGATCCGCGTCTGGTACGACTACGTGCACGGCTACCAGGACGCGTCCCTGACGCCGTTGATGAACGTGGTGCTGCAGCTGGTGCAGCTGTCACTCTTCGGCGCGGTCGATCCTGACATCACTTGGCAGTGGGAGAAGCTGCACGAGGCGACCGAGGTCGAAGCGGCCGAGATCGCGCGCACCGAGATGGAGACCGACCGCGGCTACGTCGAGATGGGCGTTCTTTCGCCTGAACAGGTCGCGCAGCGCCTGTCGGCCGACCCGGCATCGCCCTACTCGGGCATCGCGGAGGGCCACGACCTGCAGTCCATTCCTGACGACGACATCGGCGCGATCACCGAGGCCATTCTCAGCATCGAGATGCCACAGGCGGTGCCGGAGCCGGCCGTACCCGCGCCCGAGCAAGGCACAGCGGGCTTGCCGCCCACGGCACAAGCTGGCGTTGAGCATTCGCTCCTGCAATGACCGCCGCACTGCGCAACCCCGGCAAGCGCGACATTGTGCTCGGTGCGGTGGTGCCGAGTGTGCAGACCGAAGCCGCCTACCGCAACGCGCTGGCCAAGGCCATCGCGAACATGACCGCGAGCTACGAGTACTGGATTCGCGGCAAGTACCGCCGTGCGCTCGATGCGAACCTGGCCGCCGGCCGCCTGCCCGAGCCGGTGCTTGCACAGGACGCCGACACACCCGGCCCGAGCGGCGCCGCGGGCGATATGTTCGACGAACTGGCCCGTCTGCGCGCGCACTGGGAGAAGCACTTCGAGCAGCTGTCGCAGAAGCTGGCCTCGCAGATGCTGCGCGCGATGTACGACGCGAACGAATTCTCCTGGAACAGCAAGCTCAAGCGTGCCGGTTTCGACATCGACCTGCAAATCACACCGGCGCAGAAGCTGATCCTGAAGGCGAAGCTGCCCGAGAACGTCGCGCTCATCCGCTCAATCCAGCAGGACTACCACAAGGACATCGAGGGCATCGTCTCGCGCAACTTCCTGAAGGGGCGTGACCTGTCGGCCATGGCCGAGCATATCCAGGAGCGCGGCGGCGTGTCGACGCGCCGCGCCGCGCTCATCGCACGCGACCAGTCGAACAAGGCCACGGCCCAGATGAACGCCGCGCGCCAGCAGGAATTAGGTTTGCGTTTTGCCACTTGGCTGCATTCCAGCGCTGGCAAGGAGCCGCGCCACACGCACGTGCGCGCCGGCCGCGAGCAGTGGATTTTCGACACGCAGGCCGGGATCGACTTCGGCGACGCGTTCGGCCAGGTGCTGCCGGGCGAAGCCATCAACTGTTTCCCTGGCGACTCAGAAATTGAATTCGCGGCAGGTTGCAAGCGGCTTTGGCGACGTCGCTACAGCGGCAAACTTGCCGTCATCACCACGGAGACGGGTGAAACGCTCCGTGCGACACCGAACCACCCGATACTTACGGCCCGCGGGTGGATCGCGGCGGGCGCGCTCGATTTCGGCGATCAGGTACTCAAAGTGGCCGAACAGATCGGTCAGCTCGTCGAAGTGAATGTAGAGCACGGTGTAACCCGCTTCGACGAGTTTTTCAGTGCGACCGCGGCGTACATCACGCCCGTGCGAAGCGCGGGTTCCGCTGCGCAGTTCCACGGCGACGGCGCCGCAGGCGATGTCGACGTTGTAGACATCGACGGCTTTCTGCCAGATCGCATCGATGCCGCGCTGTGCCAGCAGCTCGCAGAACTGCTGTTCGCCGACCCCAATGCGATGATCTATGCGACGGCGCTCCGCGTTGATGGCGCGCTTGCGAAGGCTCTCCGGCGAATGACCGTCGCGCCGAACGGCATCGTTCGCTGCGCGAGCGCGCTGCTTCCGCTGCTCAACGGACATACGGGACGCACTGACGCGACTGGCCGTCGATTGATTGCGTGGTTGTACGCCATGCTTGACGAGGCGCTTGCGTATGGAGCCACGGGCCACTTTGTACCGCTCGCTCAATTCAAGTTCACTCGCGCCATCGAGGTACGCTCGCACGATCTCATCGTCGGGCAGCTGTTTAACGTGCTTGCTCGTTGGGAGGGCCAGGCCCCTGGCGCGGATGATTTGGCGCAGAGTCTGCTTGCAGATACCTGCGGCGCGGGAGATTTCCGCGATGCTCTGCCCTGCTTCCAGCAGCTTGAGCGCGTGGTCGATATTGCGTGGGTCGATTTTGATGGCCATGTGTACAACCTTGAGAATTCCCGCAACTGGTACTCGGCGGGGACCTACATTGTACACAACTGCCGGTGCCACTCGCGCACGATCATCCCCGCACTGGGCCGCGGCGACGTGCAGTCCGCCGACGATCTGGAGCCGGTAGCCGGCTTCCCGGGCGCCTACCGGGCGAAAACCGGCAAGTCCGCAGGCGAGAAGCAGAAACAGGACGTCGTGAACACCCGCTCGCTTGCCGGCTCGCCCGTCAAGTACAGCTAGGCCCGCGCTATCGTTGCGCGGCCTACCATAGCCGGATATCATCGCGCGGGTACAATTCGCGCAACATGACCAAGCTGCAATACGCGTTCGACCGTCAGTCTGCCCGTTCGGTAGATTCCGATGGACGGCTTCGCGTAAAAAACTGCATTTTGTCCACGGCCGAGGTCAACCCCTACATCGGGCAGCAGATCCCTCGATGGCAGGATCTGGGCCTGCAGGCCGACACGGTCTACGACATGTACCGCGACCCCGAGGCGCTGCGCGCCGCGGTCGCGACCTTCGAGGGCGTGCCGCTCATGGTGCGTCACATCGCGCAGACGGCCGAGGAACCGCGCAAGGACTACATCGGCGGCTCGGTGCACAACGTCAGCTTCGACGGCAAGCACCTGCGCGGCGACCTGCTGGTCTGGGACGGCTACGCCATCGACCTCATTGAGTCGGACGAGCAGTCGGACCTGTCCTGCGGCTATCGCTACGACCCGATCATGACCGCGGGCGAGGCCGGCGGCGCCGAATACGACGGCCGTATGGATAAAATCCAGGGCAACCACGTAGCACTGGTGGACGAGGGGCGCGCTTCGGACGCTCACGTCGCCGACGCAGCGCTGCGCCTCGCGCAGCATCCCGACCCATCTTTGCAAGGAGATACCATGGCTTTTCCCGAGAAAGAACCGAGCGCTGCGCCCGCCGCGCCGGCTCCCGCACCTGCCGCTGCAGCGCCTGCTGCACCTGAAGCAGGTATGGCCGAGATCGGCGGCGCGTTGAAGCACATCGCGACGCTGCTCGAGACTGTACTGACCCGCCTGCCTGGCGCAGAGCCCGCTCCGGCCCCGGCGGCGACCGCCGCCGCGCCCGGCGCCAAGGACGAAAGCGGCCCCGATGCACCGGACGGTCCCGGGCCGGATCTGGCCCTGGAGCCGACTGCGCGCGTCGAAGGCGCCGCAGACGAAGAGCTCGACGAAAACGGCAATCCGAAGCTGCCCGCGCCCGATCAGGCCGGCACGCCGGCCCGCGGTGGCCCGACGCCGCATGGCGCCATGGACTCCAAGACCGTCAAGGCCATGCTCGACGCGGCCGTGCTCGGCGAGCGTCAGCGCGCCGCACGTGTCGAGGAAGCGCGCCGCGCCACCCGCAACGTGCTGGGCGAGGTCACGATGGACGACGCCGGTGCCATCTACCGTGAGGCGCTGGCTCAGGTCGGCGTCGACGTCTCGCTGGTCGAGAAGGGCACCGAGCATCTGGCCTGGAACGCCTACAAGGCCGCCGCCGGCGCTGCCGCCGGCGTCAGCCGCAAGAGCACCACCGCACTCGCGATGGACGGCAAGGCCGGCGAGGGTGCGGGCGAGGCGCCCAGCTACCTCAAGCACCTGGACAACATTTCCGTGAAGGGCTAACGCCTACACGGTTTCAACCCCGGAACGGAAAAGGAGTCACCCCATGTTCCAACAACAGGTCTACATCAACCCCGCGCAAGCGGTCGCGGGCGACTTCGCGTCGTCCAACCCGATGGTCTACAAGCTCTCGGGCAACGGGAAGATGGTCGCCGCGGCCGCTGGCGTCACCGTGGGCAAGTTCGCGGTGCTGAACTCGGACGGCACCGTCTCGTCGATCCTCGCTGCGGCGCCGCAAGCCTCGCGCGTGGGTTTCGTGCACCGCGAGAACAACGCACAGATCACGACCTACCTGGCCGAATCGGGCATGACCATTCAGGTCGGCCAGCCCGTGGCGCTGTTCGGCAAGGGCGACTGGTGGGTGCGCGCCGACGCGATCACCGGCACGCCGGCCCGCGGCGCCGCCGTGTTCTGGGACGTCCTGACCGGAAACACCATCATCGGTGCGCCGGGCTCGCCGCCTGCGACCACGATCGACACCGGCTACGTGCTCGTGTCGGAGGCGGCCACCGTGGGCGCTACCGTCATCATCAGCAACACCGGCGCCTAAGTCGCGCAGAACCGAAGGAGCACACAACATGCGCGATTCTCAAGTCATCGCCCAACTGGCGGCCAAAGGCGTCATCCTGGCGCCCGGCGTCAAGGACGTCACCACGCCGCTCTCGAAGTACGCCTTCGACGCGGCCGACCTGACGCCGACGCTGATCGGCACGCCGAACGCCGGCATTCCGGCCTACCTGACGACCTACGTCGATCCGAAGGTCATCGAGGTGCTGGTCGCCCCGATGAAGGCCGCCGAGATCGTCGGCGAGTCGAAGAAAGGCGACTGGACGACCCTGACGGCCGCGTTCATCCAGGCCGAACCGACGACCGAAGTCGCCACCTACGGCGACTACTCGGCGGACGGCTCGAGCGGCGCGAACGTGAACTATCCGCAGCGCCAGTCCTACCACTTCCAGACGTGGACCCGCTGGGGCGAGCGCGAGCTGGAGATGGCCGGCGCCGGCCGGATCGACCTGGCCGCTCAGCTGAACTATTCGTCGGCCCTGGGCCTGTCGAAGTTCCTGAATTCGTCGTACCTGTTCGGCGTGGCGGGCCTGCAGAACTACGGCCTCACCAACGACCCGCGCCTGCTGGCACCCGTCGCGTCCGCGGTGAACTGGGCCACGGCCGCTCCCGAGGCCATCTTCAATTCGATCAAGGACATGTTCAAGCTGCTGCAATCGCAGACGGCCGGCCTGGTCGATCAGGAGCAGGAGCTCGTGCTGGCCATGCCGCCGACCGCATCGGGCGACCTGAACACGGTCAACCAATTCGGTCTGTCGGCCGCGAAGCTGCTGCTCGACGCATTCCCGAAGCTGCGCATCGTGACCGTGCCCGAGTACGACACCGCCGGCGGCCGTCTCGTGCAGATGTGGGTTCCGAAGCTGGAGGGCCAGGACACGGCCACCTGCGGCTTCACCGAGAAGATGCGCGCCCACGCAATCGAGCGCTACTCCAGCTACTTCCGTCAGAAGAAGTCGGCCGGTACCTGGGGCGCGATCATCTGGCGTCCCGCCTGCGTGACGCAGCTGCTCGGCGTATAATCGCCGCACGACTCCACCTCTGCACTGCGCAGTTCGTCTGCGCGGACTTAGGTTAGAAAAGCCCCACCATCGTGTGGGGCTTTTCTTTGCCTGCTGTTTGACATTTCTGAAAGATAGCGATTAGAATTGAGCCATCGACAACACAATCTGAAGGAACCTGAAATGACACAGTTTGCAGTAACTGACCTGTGGAACTACCACAACAACCAATATCAGCCCGCCCTCATTGAACGTTCGTTCAGCGGTGGGAGCGCCCACATCATCATTCATCGGTGGCTGTAATGGCCCCCAACGAGCGCCGCGAGGCGCTTTTGCAAGCGGCGCAGCAATGGCGTGACTATGCGGCGACATGCACAGAAAACATCGGGGCAGATGCGGCGATTAGAGCGGCTAGGTCCCTAGAGAAAGAAGCCGAAAGTGATGTCGCAGTTTGTGCGTGCTGTATGAAGCCCTTCGGACAGGGCGCACTGCATCGGTAGGCCCAACAGCGCCAGCCACCTGGCTCGGCAGCGCCCACCAACCAACTCGCAAGGAGAAAGCAAGATGACGTTTACACCCAAAGACCGCGCAGCACTGGCGCAGGCGCGTCGCACCGTCGAAGAGCTCGAAGCCAAGGAGCAAGAAGCATTCGAGCACGTTGTCAACGTACTGAACCGGGCGGGCTTCGATCCGCGCGGGCATACTTGGCCCGAAGGCTTGCGCCAGCACGCCGACGCCATCCGCGACGCGCTGGAGCCCTTCGACAGTGGCATGCGCGAGTCTGCGGCACCCAAAGACGACATCCCGTTCTGACCATGAACCCGCGCGTCGTCCTCTACACGTACGACTTTGAGCCGATCACAGTCGTCACACTGCCGCCTGTCGCACTGAGCTACCTGCAGGCGCATCACAACGTCAACGTACACGTGCCTGCACCGGTCCGCTTCGCGCGGCCGGACGAGCCGATCTGGGACGAGATGCGCTTGCACATTGTCCACATCCACGCCGAGGTGCTGGTGCGGAATGGCCGGCAACATCTGATGCTGTTCACACGCGACGAGACCGCTGCCATGCAGCTGCGCGCCGACTTTCTGCCCGGTCAGCGCAAGGAGGTGCACGAAGCTGAGCGCGAGCAATACTGCCGCGGGTTCATGGACGCGCTGACGCTGGCGTGTGGTGGTGCACCATGAAGCCCGTCGCCATCGACACCGACGCCTTTCTGCAGGCGCGGCTCATCCCGACCTATCACTTTTCGGACGGCGCGCAGAACGATCTCGCCATCTGGTGGCGCCGCACGCGGCCCGTCGCTGGCGCGACCTGGCACCTGGAGCCGCTGAACCGCGGCGAAGGGCCCGGTGGCCCGGCCGTCGTGGACGACTTCGGCACGCTGGTGCTGGCCGGTGTCCGCTCGTGACGTGACGCTCGCTTAACCCTGCGCTACACTAGGCCGCTACACCTATCCCCACACCAACCGGAGAAATCCATGGCTCGCAACAAGACTGCCGAAATGCTCACCATCGCCTGCAAGCTGCCCCAGGGCCTGCACATCAAGCTCGAGGACGGCACCGAAATCAAGCTGCACGGCCTGCACTCGCCCTTCGCCATCGCGGGCCACGGCATGACCGACGTCAAGGCGTCCACCTGGGCCGCCGTCGAGAAGCAGTACGCCGAGGCGCCCTGGCTCATCAACGAGCTGGTGTTCGCCGTGGGCGACCGTGACAGCGCTGTCGACAAGGCCGAGGACAACAAGGACAACAAGTCCGGCTTCGAACCCGTCGACCCGGTGAAGCCGGCCCCGGGCATCACCAAGGCGGAATAAGCGCACGCCGTACGGCGCCACGTCATGGCCATCGTCGTCTTCGTCCCGGCCGACTTCAAGGCCGCCTACCCCGAGTTCGCCGCGGTGCCCGATCCGCGCTGCATGACCATGTTCAACATGGCCCAGCAGGCGATTCTCGACAACACCGACAACGCGCCGGTGATGGCCCTCGACTATCGCACGCAGCTATTTTGGCTGCTCGTGGCGCACCTGCTCACGCTGTTCGCCGTGGGCGCGGACGGCTCGGAGCGGCCCGTAGGGCGCATCGGGAACGCCACCGAAGGCTCGGTGTCGATCGGCTTCGATTTCCAGCTGCCGCCAGGCTCTGCGATGGCGCCTTGGTTCAACCAGACGAAGTACGGCGCGCTGTATTGGATGATGACCGCGCAGTTCCGCAGCATGAAGTACTTCGTCACTGGCGACAGCGGCGCCGGTGCGGCGCGCGCCTTCGGCGCGACGCCGTTCAACGTGCCCGCCGGCGTCATCACGCCATGACCGTCACGCGCCGCGGCCTGCGCATGCCCGACCGCGACATGTCGTCCGCGGTCGTGAAGGCGGGCGTACTGGCCGGCGCGACCTACCCCGCCGACATGATCCGTGACGCGCGCACCGGGCATGAGTACCCTGACCCGCGCGCAGGCATGCCTGTGGCGGCCATCGCCGCCGCGCTGGAGTATGGCCAGGGCCAGAACCATCCGCGACCGTTCATGCAGCAGACCGTCGCCGAGCGGCGCAAGGAATGGACTGACGCTGCGGTGACGCTGTACAAGGCCGGCCACGCGCCCGAGCAGATCGCGGGCACCATCGGCCAGGTCATGAAAGAAGACATCAAAAAGACGATCACCGATTGGCCCGCCGACAACTCGCCGGAGTGGGCCGCCACGAAGGGCTTCAACCACGGGCTGATCCAGACGTCGCACCTGCTCAATTCCATCGAGGCGCAGGTCGTGCAGGACGAAGCCGCGGAAGGAGGCACGTCATGAAAAAGCTCGTGACTTTCGTGCTGCGCATGCGGTTTGTGCGCATGCGCACGTGTGTGACGCTGCGCGAAGACGGGTTGAAGTACGTCGAAGTGCTGCCCGGTCCTTGCGACAGGTTCTTGGTACACGG